ATTATTACTAAATATAAATCAACTTTAAAAACTTATATAATATGACGGACAATGTAAATCACCCAGCTCATTATACTTCACATCCATCTGGAATTGAATGTATTGAAGTCGTAAGACATTATTGTTTCTCAATAGGTAACGCTATAAAATATTTATGGAGAGCTGGTTTGAAGAAAGAACAAGGAATTGATGAAATTGATAAAGAGATTGAAGATCTTAATAAAGCAATTTGGTATATTAATGACAGAATACATCAATTGGAAATGTCTCGTAAACCAAAGACTAATATTGACGAACTTGACGACTAATGATATTAGAAGTATACGATTTAGAGTGTTTAGTTAATATATTTACTTATACAGGATATTGTCCTAAAACAAATACTTGGCATCAATTTGTAATTTGTGGTTGGAGAAATGATTATGATGCTTTAATGGAGCATCTTAAAAGAGATCAAATTATCCAAGTAGGGTAATTAAAATTTTATAAGATTTTCATATTTTTCATTTTTAATTTGGATATTCGAATTTTTCAATATATATTTGAATATATATGTTTAATTAAAAATAATAAATATGAAAAAAATTACAACTGAAATTTTTATAGAACGTGCAAAAAAAGTGCATGGAAATAAATATGATTATTCTAAAGTAGAATATAAAAGTAAAGATGAAAAAGTTTGTATAATTTGTCCAAAACATGGTAAATTTTGGCAAAGTCCTAATAATCATTATAAACACGGATGTCCAAAATGTGGAGTAGAAATAGTATCAAAATCTAAATTTAGTAATAATGAAAAATTCATAAAAAAATCTACTGAATTATATGGAGATTTATATGATTATTCTAAAACTAAATATGTTGATGCTAAAACTCCTTTGATTATTACTTGTCGTATTCACGGGGACATATTAGTATATCCTAGTAATTTTTTATCAGGAAGAGGTTGTCCAAAATGTGGACAAGCTAAAAAAGGACAATATAAAAAATTAAATACACAAGAATTTATTAAAAAAGCTAATATTGTTCATAATAACAAATATAATTATGATAAAACAAATTATATTTTATCAAATAAAAAAGTTATTATAACTTGTCCTATTCATGGTGATTTTGAACAAACTCCAAATCATCATTTAGGAGGAGAAGGATGTCCTGTCTGTAAACAATCTAAAGGAGAACGTTTAGTTGAATCTATTTTAATAAAATATAATATTCCTTTTAAAAGAGAAGTTACATTTCACGTTAATGAAATTGTAAAAAATAGAAAAGAATTTAGAATTGATTTTGTTATAGAACAAAATCAAAAGTTATATTTTATTGAATATAATGGAAAACAACATTATGAATCTTCAGAATTTTTTGGTGGAGTAAAAGAATTTGAACTCCAACAAAAGAGAGATGAATATATAAGAGGTTTTGTTTATAGAAATAAAAATAAATTATCTTTACTAGAAATATCTTATAAACTAAAAGAATCTACAGTTGAAGAAAAAATAATAAAATTTTTAAATATTGCTCCTTCTATCAGTAATGATAGTAGCAAACGGGAAGAATTGCTGGAAGCCTGTGATGGTAATCAGCAGCCGAGCCTTGAGTTAACAATCAAGGAAGGTTCAGAGACTAACAGTTGAAACTAATATAATTATGGGATTAATAGACCAAATAAATAATATTTACGAGTATAAAACTAAATTGACAAAAAATTTCTTTTAAATTATACAGATGAATTAGATGCTAATATGAAAGAAAACTATCCGTGTAGTTCCCATCAAGGAGAAGCTCGTAAAATTATGGAAGAATTATTAGAATATAATACTGACACGAGTATCCCGCATCCTGAAAAGGATGAAGATATAGTCCGAGCTTATACGAAAGATAAGTATAAGAACTAAGAATATTAAATAATCTTAGGATAACATTACTGTTAATAACGAGAGTTATGATTATCCATTGTTACATCACATTATAAGACATTATGACGAATACAAGAAACTAAGTGGAAGCATGGCTGCCCAAAAAATATATGCCAAATCACAAGAAATAATTGAACAGCAATTTAGTACTATTGCTGATAAAAATAAATTTATTAGACAAATTGATTTATATCGTATATGGCATTATAATAATGATGCACGAAGAACTAGTTTAAAAGACCTCGAAATATGCATGAGAATGGAGAATGTCGAGGAAATGCCAATACACCATTCCACTTGGTGTAAGCAAGGTGACGAAATATGTATATTAGAATATAATAAAAATGATGTTTGGGCAACTTATTTATTTTTAAGAACAACACTCGGTAAAACTGACTATTCAATTTATAAAGGAAAGAATAAAATTAAACTGAGAGAAAATCTTGGTAAAAAATTTCATGTTAATGTAATGAATATGGGTGATGTTCCTATGGGAGAAGAGTTAATGCTTAACTTATATTCTCGAAAAGTAGGAATACCTCCCTACGTTCTTAAGAAACGTGGAGGAACTTATAGACCAGATGGAATAAAATTAAAAGATTGTGTTCCATATTGGTGTAAAATTGAATCTAAAGAATTTAATACTTTCCTTGATAAACTTAAAACTATGAAAATTACAGGAGCTAAAGGAGAATTTCAATATTCTGTAATATTTCATAATTATAAGTTTGATTTTGGATTAGGAGGTTCACATGGATGTTGTAACCCTAAAATATGGGAATCTAACGAAAATTGGGTAATCGTAGACTATGATATCGGGTCGCTATACCCCAGTATAAGTAAATCTCTTAAACTATATCCAGAACACCTTGGTCCTGTATTCAATGAACAATATATAGGTTTCATTGATACTCGATTAAATGAAAAACACAAACCAAAAGAACTTCGTGATAACGTCCTTATTGAAGGATATAAACTTATTCTTAATGGAACGTATGGTAAAAGTAAGGAGGAAACATCTTTCTTATATGATCCACTTTATACTTTCAAAACTACAGTAGCAGGACAATTATTTATTTGTATGTGGGCTGAACGTTGGGTTAAAGTATGTCCAGAATTAAAGTTTATTCAAACTAACACTAAATGACCATTGGTGTTATAAAACTCCGTTAATTGCGGGAAGTCTCTTAGAGCTTAATCTACAGCACATTGTAGTAATATAAATGGTAGCAAATAAGATAATGCTTATTGGATTGTAAAAACGATTAAGATTGAGTAATCCGCAGCTGAATTTCCTTAAATTAAGGAAAAGAGTTCATCGACTATCCTTTTTAGGAGTACTGATTAATATAATTGGGAAACACGGAGTATATTAATTTATATATAAATTTTTTAAAAAAGTTATTTTATCAGTTGTTAGTCTGACATTATTTTTATAAATTTGAATATTAATAAATATTTAAAATATAAAAATATGAAAACTACAAATATTAGAAAAATTACATTTGATTTATCAAATATTAATGAAAAACAATTATCATCAGTAGGTATTTATAAAATTATAAATACTATTAATAATCATTTTTATATAGGAAGTTCAGAAAGATCTTTTAATGAAAGATTTAAAGAACATTGTAGATATTATGAAATGTTCAAATTAGGAGAAAAACGAAATTTACATCCTATTCTTTGGGCTGCATATGATAAATATGGAATTGAAAATTTTAGAGTTGAAATTCTTGAAATTTTAAATGGAAAATCTTCATATGAAATTCTTGAAAGAGAAGAATATTATATTCAAACTTTAAATCCAGAATATAATATTTGTAAATATCCAACTTATGGCGGAAAACCTAATTTAAATAAAAAATTATCAAAAGAGTGGAAAGAACATATTAAAGAAAAATCATTATTATATAAACATTCAGAAGAAACTTTAAAAAAAGTAAGTGAAAATAATAAAAAGAATGCTGTTAAATTAAAATTTACAAATTTAGAATCTAAAGAAATACTAAATTTTAAATCTTGGAAAGAAGCATCTGAATATTTTAAAATTACTCCTGAAGGTTTACAAAAAGCAGAAAAAAGATCTGGAATTTATAAAAAAATTTGGAAAATAGAAAAATTATCAACTCAAAAGAAAAAAATAAAAGTGATTATTGATTCTGAAGAAAAAATTTTTAATTCATATTCTGAATGTGATAAATATTTTGAAATGTGGAGAGGTTATACTTCAGAACTAGTTAATAAAAAATCAAAACAATTAATAAAAAATTTATATAATTGGGAATTAATATAAAGATATAGTCAGCCGTATATTGAAAAATATACGAATATTGGATGGTCAAACTATTTATATTCCACGTAAAGATATAGATAAGATACGTGCTGTTAATGAACAATTAACAAAAGAAACAGGTCTTACTATTGAAGAAGTTATCTATAAAAAGATGATAGTGCGTGATGTAAATAACTACCTCGCAGTTTATGAGGATAACGAAAAAGAACACGAACACATTAAGCTAAAAGGTGATTATGAAGTAGATAAGGAATATCATAAAGATCCATCTATGAGAATAGTTCCATTAGCTGTTAAAAATTATTTTGTATATGGAGTTCCTGTAGAAGAAACCATTCGAAATCATACAGATATATTTGATTTTTGTATGAGATTGAAAACTAATTCCAAAAGTACACCTTATTTCAGACACTTTGATGATAATTATAATGTTGTAAATGATAAACTCGATAGAACAACACGATATTATATTTCTAATAAAGGTGGAAATTTATATAAGGACTTTAATGGAAAACAAGTAGGTGTAAATATAGGATTTTCAGTTACATTATTTAACAAATATGTTAAAAAAGATATGAAAGACTATGATATTAATTATAGATTTTATATCATTGAAGCTAAAAAGTTAATAACTTCAATAGAAACAAAACAATTATCATTATTTGATTTATTTTAAATATGTACGAGGATTATAAAAAATACGTAATTGATCATTATTGTCAAGATTATGAAGATATAATATCTATAATTAACGGGTTTACTGATGAAGAACTCGAATTGGTAATAAATGATCTTCCTGATGATTATGAACAATTACAAAATGCTATTAGTATACAAATAGAAGCAAGTATTATTCAAAAATTATGTGATAATCTCATAAAAGATTTATCTGATAAAAACTTCTATGAGTGTTTTGAAGGAGATATTATAGATAACATTGAAGGAGGAGGATTATCATATGAATCATCTGGATATTATATTAATTTATATTATTATACAGATTGGTTTAATTCGTTAATTTATAATTCTGAATATAAAGATAAATTTGAAGTTAATTCAGAATTAAATAACTATGAACTTGTTAACAATTTAAATAAAGAATTTACAAACATTAAATTTTATATATAATTATGGCATTTTTTACAACAGAAAAAGAATTAAGTTTTGCAGAAAGAATTGATAACGTACAGTCAATGTTTACTAATGCTTATAACGAGGCTCAAACTATTAAAGAAGACCTTGTTAAAGATAATGAAAACAAACAGGTTCAAATCAATACTCTCAATCAAGAAATTGAAAAGAACGCAACTCTTATTACTAAAACTACAAGTTTTATGAATAAACTTAAAGACATTATTGGATAATGAAAATTGTAGATCAATCATATGAAATCTTGGAACAAGAGATTCCAGTTCATAAATTAGACGATTATTCTGGTTATCATTTCAGAGAACAGTATCTTGAAAATATGTATAGGCATATTGAAAGATGTGGAAGAACTTGTTATAAATCTGAAGATAGAATAACTTCAGATAGTTCTAAAAAGTTTGTGGATGGACTTATTAAATCTAAGCATTTAAGTGTTCTTGAACATGGAACTATTTACCTTGCTATGCCTATGGAAACTATAATACCTATAAGTGCTAACGGATGGGGTAAATATTTAGGAAAATATTCTAAAAGTGGTGTAGTATGCGAAATTAATGGTAAACAAAGAGTAGCTGTAACTACTAATTATAGAGTATTAGTAGAAAACAATTGGCTTGATGATTTAGAATATCTTTGTGAGCCAACTAAATATCATCAACTAAGACATACTGTACTTCTTCATTCTTGTATCCATGTTTATAAAGATTTAACAAGACATAGAAAGATGAGTTTTTCTATCGAATCTACAAGATATTGTAATTATCTTAAAGGAAAATTTGGAAGCGAACTTAAATTTGTACGACTTCCTTGGACAAAAATTATTCCAGGTGATTATGATAGTTCTATACTTCAAAAGTTATATGACGATGATGTAATGCCTATTGAAGACATTAACTTTATAGCATCTCTTTGTAGTATTGAAGAAACTTATATGTATCTCATTAAAGGAAAGTGGGAGCCTCAGCAAGCAGCTGAAATTCTTCCACAATGTCTTGCTGCTGATGTTATAATGTCTGGATTTGAATCTGATTGGAGACACGTATTCAATCTTCGTTCAGATATTGCAGCAACAGGTAAACCACATCCTCTTGTAGAGCAATTAATGACTCCATTAAGAAAAGAAATGTTACATGAATAAAGTAATTATTTTGCTAATAAGTTTGTTTATTAATTTAAACACTTTTAGCCAGAATATTACTGTTTATGAAAATGTAAATCCTAAAACTATTGTTTCTAATATACATCTTTTATATAGTAAAGAAAAGCCTGTCAAAGTAATCGAAAGTTACTTTGGCGGCTATATATATTATTGGAATAATAGTATTTTAGGATTTATAAATGAACAGTTTGTAGTAATAACTGAAGAAGAATCTTCTTTAGATAGTATTGAAACTCTTTTAAATATATCAAATAAAAAACATGAACTTATGTATTTTGATATTGATAATAATTCTTCTTATTGTGATGTTCTTTATTTGGATTATTGTTGATAATAAAATTAAAACTTATTATTTAGACGATGAACATAAAGGAAAAAGCGATAATAAATGGAGCGTGGAAACAGATTAAAGAATTTATAATATCTTATGAATTGTCCTTACTCAGTAGAAGAATGTAGAAAACGAAGGGTTACTATAGTTTATCCAGAAGGTAAACCCCAAGGACCTGGACTTTTCGAAAACATGAAACCAGCAGTTATACAAGTTAATTGTATATGTTGGGAAATGGTATTAAAAGAATTAAAAAGCGAACGAAATGCCTAATTTTAATAATAAACCCTTATCGGAAGATGAAATACGTGAATATTTAAAAAAGAAATCATTCAATTTTTCACCTTCTGATAAGGGTAAATTCGTTATTGTGCAAAAGCCGAGAAAGAAAGGTCTTATTACAAGATTATATTTAGTAAATAGAAATATTACTAAAGATTTTTGGTGGAGCCATGATGCTCAATATGCAATAAAATTTGATTCAAAAGATGATGCTAAACAAGCATTATCTAAACTTAAATATAATAATCCTGAAATAATTAAAATAAAATGAAAGAAATATCAGTTGAACAAAAAACTTATATTCGTAAGTGGGAAGCAATAGATGGAACACAATTTAATTCTAGAGAAGATTGCGAAAAATATGAAAATTCTGCAAAATGTGTTATTCTTGCTAAATATAAAGATTTTGTAATTAAAGAAAGTGATGAATATCATCTTTTTGGAGTAGGAAATGAAGATTGTCAAGTTGATGTAGTTAGAGTTCCAAATGAAAAAGCTATTGATGTTATATTTCAACTATTTTGTTTTTTCCGTGATTGGGAATCTGATGAAAATAAAGAAAAAGCAAGAAAAACAATAACTAATGCTTTTGAATATAATGATTTTCTTATTATTGATAGAGGTTATGAGTTAGACAATCTTTATATTATAGGAACTCTTGATGATGTAATAGAACAAATTAAAGAAAGAGTTAAACCAAATGAAATATGAACTTAACAAGTGCAGAACAAAGTAGAAAATTAATAGAGTTAGGAATTGATGAAAATACCAGAGATTATGTTGTGTTTGACAACGTAACTGGGAATCATCAATTCCCAGCTTGGACTGCTGAAAAGTTATTAGAATTAATGCCATCTGTAGATAATTTTAAAGATGAAAATTACATTGATATAAGATTATGTATTGGTTATTGTCATATAGATTATATCAATGCTTGGGATGGTATAATTCATACTGAAAGTGCTGAAACATTACTTGAAACAGCATTTAATATGATGTGTTGGATACTTAAACATAATAAAGAATTAAATTATAAATAATAATATGGTAGAAGAAAGATATTGTTCTTACGAAGTATCAACATTACTCAAAGAAAAAGGTTTTGATATTGGATGCTATGGTAGATATTCTACTCGTAGTAAAGAATTTCATTTTGATGCTACAAGAAAATGTGAAAATCACGATCTTTTTACAATAGCAGCCCCAACACATCAAATGGCAATAAAGTGGTTGAGAGAAAAAGGAATTTATATTACTATTGTTTATGGGGATTATCCATCTCTTAATAAAGTATTTTGGACTCCACAAATTAATTCATTAAAAGAATTTGATTTGCCAGATGATTTTTATGAAGACTACGATGAATATGAAGATGCTGTTGAAGCAGCATTAAAACATGCACTTGAAAATTTAATATAAATATGAAATCGTATACAGATTTAGAACAATCTGAAAGATTAGCAAAAATATTACCACTTGAAAGTGCGGATATGAGTTATACTCTTAACTTTGATTCTGTGAAGTATGAAATATCTACGATATCATATAAAAGTTGGGTTGTTCCTAAATACGCTGAATCATATAAAGGACTCGCTCAAGTTATTCCTTGTTGGAGTCTTGCAGCATTGCTTGATATTTTACCATTAGAAGTTTCATTTAATAAACAGACTGATGGCGTAGACACATATTATTACATAGTATCTTGTGATGCTCGTTATTGTGATGTATATTCACACCGCCACATCAACGTTGTTGATGCCTGCTATGAAATGGTAACTATACTTAAAGAAAGGAACTTGGTATGAAAATAGAAAATTTAGACAACGCAAGAGTGTTAGGTAGCAAAAGAGACACCTTGTACAGTATGCTTCGACATCTGTCAAAAGACAATAAAGATAGGCGCATTAGAATACAAGCACATCATAAACCAGACGATACATGGGATGACGTTTCAGCTGACGATAGGTTGCTTGAATTGGTAGAAAAAGCAATATCTACAAGGTTGGAAGAAATTGAACAAGAAATACTCAAAATAGAATAAACTATGAAGCCAACAGATTTGCAAACAGGAGATTTTATCAAATATCTGGGAAATGTTTACATCGTAGAGGAAATATCTGCAAAAGGATGGGTACATCTTATTTATCCTAAAACAAAAACAAGAATAAATATGACAAGCGATTATATAATCGACTTGTTAGAACCTATTCTACTTACAAAAGAAATTCTTGAAAAAAATGGGTTTACACAATGTGTAACAGCACCTTGTGGATATTATAAAGCACCTATCTATGATATGTTCGATATATTATTTCATGTAAGTGAGGATGCTTATGAAGATACATGGCACGTAGAAATATTTACAGATCATGATGATAACAATTTTGTTTTATTCAATTTATGTTATGTTCATGAATTTCAACATACACTTAGACTACATGAATTAAATGAGTTAGCTAATAACTTAAAATTGGAAGAATAATCATGGATAGACTCAAAAGAAATAGAACATTTAAAAACAAAAAATATTATGTGCTTATATACAAAACAAACAACACCAAAAGTAGCAAATAAAGATATTACTTGCTATAAAATTCTTCGTAAGAAGGAACATAAGGAATTTACTCCTACCCACTACACATATCATTCTATAATTTTTAAACAATATGAACTTTGGCCATTAAATGAAGTTTGTACAAGCCGTCTTATCTATGACAGAGAGACAGGCAAGGTTCATGATGCTT